CAAGCAGGAAATTGAGACGACGGGCAATCAGACGATTGAGCTGCACTTAGTGGCCGCGCGCGTGATCTCACAGGAGCTGCTGGCCTCGGCCGATGCGCCGCCTGTCATCGAGCATGCGGCGGTGACGGGCGACGCGCTCGACGTGCCAACGGAATGAGTATGTCGTGCCATTCCACGAGCCATGCGCGAACGAATCGGGAACAACTAACGCTCATACAAACCTCGGATGTGTGTGTAAACGACCGTTTGATCAGGTGGCCGCATGACTTATGCTACGGACACAGCGGTTATCGGAATAAGCGTGACGATGTCGTCATGACAAAGCGCCGTTGTCTGGCTTGCTGGTCATGGTTCAACGCCAGTGGTCCGGACGTCACCGTGTGTCCCGCCTGCCGAGCACACGCAAGACATACACACGTAAGACATACATACGTGCACATGTCAGCGCCGGCCGCATGCCCCCCCACCAAGGCCGTCTGGTGATGGCACTGGCTCCCCTCCCAAATTCCCCACCAAAATCCCACAACATCGTTACGCAATGTCAACGTCATGAGTGACATGTATCCACGGCGTTGTGATTACCATTTGGGTGATGATTGGTGGCCAGGGCGGGAGACTGTTGAGGTTATCGTTCCGGAGGAAGAGCGTGCGATTGATACCGGGCTGCTTGATCAGTTTGGTGTTCCCATCAGGCGTTACCCGGTGCGTCGTCCGTTGGGTTTCTGTCGGTGAACGAGAGCACGCGGCAGTTACTGGCTGGCATACCCGAGAAGTTGATCAAGGCTTTGCCGGCTGGTTTCACGGTGCTCATACTTCTCAACCTGATGTTCATGGGGGCGTTGACGTATGCCGTCAGCCACAACACCGAGGCGCGCAACCAACTCCTGAAGACGATCGTTGAGCGTTGCCTGGACAAGCCGGGATGATCGACACCGAAGCACCTCCGATCAACTGGGCCGAGGCGATAGCGGCGTCTGGAAACCCGTTTCTGACGGCGATTGGCAGATATGCGCGGGCGCCGACGGCGTTTGTGCGGGAGGTTCTACAGGTTGAGCCTGACCCGTGGCAGCGGGAGGCATTAAGGGCTGTCGCGCGTGGCCACACGCGGATCGCGATCAGGAGCGCGCATGGTTGTGGCAAGACGGCGCTGGCAGCCTGGTTGATGGTTTGGTTCTGCAACACGCGTGTGCCGTTCAAGGTAGTTTGCACGGCGCCGAGCGCGCCGCAGTTGTATGACAGTTTGTGGAGTGAGACGACGAAGTGGTTCAGTGCGTTGCCCGAGGGGTGGCGTCAGTTATGGGATTTGCAATCGGATCATATCAGGTTGAAGTCGAACGCTGACTGTTTCATCAGCGCGCGGACCAGCAGGCGGGATCAGCCGGAGGCGCTCCAGGGCGTTCACAGCGACCACGTGTTGTTGGTTTGTGATGAGGCGTCGGGCATTGAGGAGAATGTTTACGAGGCCGCTGTTGGCAGCATGAGCGGGCCTGGGGCGATCACGGTTTTGATTGGCAATCCGACGCGCGCCACGGGCCATTTCTGGCGTGTGATGACGATGGAGACGGATCGTTGGTTCTGTCTCAAGGTGAGTGGGCTTGATAGTCCGAGGGTTGATCCCCGGTTCATCGAGGAGATCGCGCAGCGGTATGGTCGGGACAGCAACGCGTTCCGCATCAGGTGTCTGGGTGAGTGGCCCACGGCAGAGGATAACACGCTAATACCGGTGGATTTGATTGATGGGGCGATGGTGCGTGACGTGCCGATTGATCTCACCGCGACGTCCGTGTGGGGCGTCGATGTGGCTCGTTTTGGTTCGGACGCCAGCACGTTGATCAAGCGGCGTGGGTTGGTTGTCGAGGACATGCCGCGTTCATGGCATCAGTTTGACACGATGCAGTTGGCTGGCGCCATCAAGGCTGAGTATGACGCGGCGTTGAACAGCAAGCCGTCGTTGATCGTGATTGACGTGATTGGCATTGGTGCCGGGGTCGTAGACCGGTTGCACGAGCAGAATTTGCCCATTCTTGGCCTTAACGTGGCCGAGGTTGCCAGTGTCACCGGGCGGTATGCGCGGCTTAAGGATGAGTTGTGGATACGGATGAAGGAGTGGTTGGCGGGACGTAATGTCCGGCTGCCCCGGCACGACCGGTTGCGCGACGATCTCGCGGCGCCGCGTTATGCCTTTCTGAGTGATGGTCGGTTGCAGGTCGAGAGCAAGCAGATGATGCGGGCGCGTGGTCTGCCCAGCACGGATTATGCCGACGCGTTGTGTCTGACGTTCTGTCAGCAGGGCCTGGGGATTGGCAGCGGCATGACCAGTGGGCTGCACGACAGCCGCCCCTTTGGGATGGCCTTCCAACCGGGGGAGTTCGTGTAGCCATGAGCGTGACCGAGACTGATCTGGAGGCGGAATACAGGGAGGCGCTGGCGGCGTTTCATGAGGCGGTCGCGCGTTTGCAGCGGGCGCGAGGCCGGTTGATCGCCTCGAGGGTATCGACATGAGCGGCCTCCTCCCCCCGCCTCCCGGCGCCCCCCCTCCCCTGCCGCCGATCCCCAACCTCGTGCCCAGGGGCATGCGCCCGATCGGCATCAATGCCACGAGCGAGCAGATGCTGGCGTTTCTGCTGCCGCCAAAGAACAATGATGATCCGCCGCCCGACAGTGACCAGTCCCTCCCGCCCACGCTCAGGCGATACGCGGCGGGATTGCGCCCGAGTCCGAGGCCGGCGGGCGCCGAATGGCAACAGGAGATATTGTATCAACGCGTTGGCAAGACCGATGCCGAGATCGCCGAGAACGCCCGGTTCTGGTTCTCGGCCTGCCGGAATTACGATGATCAGTTGAGCCGGCAGCGGATAACGGCATCGGAATATTACGCCGGAGAGCCCAACGCGCCGAAGCTGGAGGGTCGCAGCAACATCACCCTGACGGTGGTCAGGGACACCATCAGGCAGACACTCCCCTCCCTGCTGCGCCTTTTCACCGGCGTCGAAGATCCCGTCTCTTTCAGCCCCATTTCGTCGGAAGAGACGGATGGCACGGTGGCCCAACTGGCGCGGCAGGCGACGGATTATGCCAGATGGGCCTTGTTCTCGGCCAATCCTGGCTGGACCATTTTGCATGATGCGTTGCTTGACGCGCTGACCCGCAAGGCTGGGTGGGTCAGATGGCACTGGGGTGCGAGACAGGCCAGCAGGACTGAGGTCTGTGAAGGTCTCCTCCTCCCGCAACTCCAGATGTTGCTCGCCGAGCCGGGCATCGAGGCGAGCCGAATCATTCGCCGCCCGATGCTGCCCCAGGAGCAGCAGGCGCTCGCCAAAACCCCCGAGGGGCAGATGTATCTGAGCCAGGGCGCCGCCGCTGAGTTGTGGTCGGCCACGCTCACCCGCTCCACGTCGCGTGGTTGGCCGCACATCACGCAGCGGCCGGCGGAGTGTATCTGGATCGATCCCGGCGCGTCGACCGTCGCGACCGCGAAGGCGCTGTGGGACGTGCGCGACGTGACGGTCTCGGAACTGCTCGAGATGGGTCTGCCCGAGGACAAGGTGCTGGCGCATCGCGGCCGGGGTCAGGACATGCGGCGACGTCAGGAGGTGATCGCCAGGGACGGGGCCAGGGGGCGTAACATGGCCGCCAGCCCGCCGAACGATAAGGCGACCAGCCTCGTCAGGTATGCCGAGGGCTGGATCAGGATGGACACGGACGGTGACCACCGCGCCGAACTTGTCCATGTGCACATGCTGGGCAACGCCCAGTCACTTATACAATGGGAGCGGGTCGACGAGATCCCGTTGAGTTGTTTCACCCCATACAGGGAGGTGGGTCAGGTCATCGGCATGTCGCAGGCCGACATGGTGATGGATCTGCAACGGGTCGAGAGCCGGGTAATGCGGGCCACCCTGGACAGTCTGGGCCAGTCCATGTTTCCGCGAACGGTGGCGACCCAGGGCCAGGTCAACATGGCCGACGTCCGGCAGACCGCTATCGGCAGTATTATAAGAGTGGCCGCCGCCGGCGCGGTGACCGAGTTGACCAAGCCCTTCATGGGCAAGGAGGCGCTGCCGGTCATGGCGGTGCTGGAGAGTATAAGAGAGAGCCGTACCGGCATCACCCGCGCCAGTGCCGGTCTCACTGTTGATGAACTGCAATCGACCGCGCCCATCGCGGTGTCGCAACAGTCCAGTGCCGCCCAGGACAGACTTGATATGGTCGCGCGCACCCTGGCCGAGACCGGTCTGGCGCCGCTCTACAGTGGCCTTCTCCGCATGCTGGCCCGTCAGCAGGACAGACCCAATGTCATAAGAATAAGGAATGCCTGGGTCGCCATCGATCCGCGTGCGTTGGCCACCGACTGGGAGTGCGCGGTCAATGTCGGCGGCAAGGGCATGCCGGCGGAGCGATTGCAGATGCTGTCGGCCATCGCCGGCAAGCAGGAACAGATCATGCAGGTCGGCGGGATGGGCAATCCGCTGGCCGGCATCCCGGAGTATCGCAACACGTTGGCCAGGATGCTGGAGTGTATGAACATCTCGGATGTCGGGGCCTATCTGAAGCAACTGCCCGATGGCTTCCAACCGCCGCCGACACCCCCGCCGCCGCCCGATCCATCCCTCATCCTGGCCCAGGTGCAGCAAAGCAAGACGGCGGCGGACGTGGAGAATGACCGGGCCGACCAACAGACGAAGCGGGCCTCTCTTCTGCTCGAGGACGATCGGGAGCGGGACAAGGCGGCGCTGGATGCGTGGACGAAGACGTGGGTGGCGGCGGCGCAGTTCGGCACCCCGGCGCCCTCACTGGATCAGTTCAAGCAGAGCATGAAATCCAACGCGCCCGCTGTCGGCCTGCTCTCCGATCTGCCGCCACCCACCTCGCCACAACCTCCGGCCGTGGGGCAGCCTCCCCCAGGGCCACGGCCGCCCCAGGGGGGAGGGGCGCCGGGTCAGCCAATGATGCCGCAAGCAATGGCTGGCCCGCGTCCGCTCCAGCAGGGGGTAGGTATGATGCCGCCACGACCGATGGCCCCGCCGTCACCAATGCCAGCCGATCCGATGACCAGGGCGGCGATTGGCAACGCGCTGGCGACCGGGAGAATGCCTACCGCATACGGCCAGATCGCCCAACGCGCGGCGCTCTCACCGTTGCTGGGGCCGGGCGGGCCGCCGCTACCGGGACCGGGAGGGCCGCCGGCATGACACTTATACTTATTGTATTGCTGCTCGTGCTGTTGCTTGGCGGCGGGTGGGGTTATTCGACCGGTTACTGGGGCTATGGCAACCCGTTGGGGTTGCTGCTGCTGGTGTTGATCGTGCTGGTGCTGGTGGGCGCGGTTGGCGGCCCACGTTGGGGTTATTGGTGAGATGCCGCTGACCGCCGAGCAGGTTGTCCAGGCCGAGGCGTGCCGGCGCATGCTGGACGATCCCGCGTTTCAGGCGGTGCTCGACCGCATTGTCGCCGAGGCGGCGGGCCGGGCGATGTTCCTCGAGGATGAGCGCCAGCGTGAGGACAACCGGCGGGTGGTGATCGCCATCAACCTGATCCGCAACGAGATCACCGCCGACGCCGAGGCGGTGGAGGCTGATCGGGTGGCGGAGCAGATGAACCGGGTGATGGAGTAGGGCAACAGCAATGAGCGAAAGCACGGGCACGCCGGCCACACCGGCATCGACTCCGGCACCATCAGCGGCACCATCTGACAGCGGCGTCAGTCCGCCGGCCAACGAGTCCCCCTCGATCTCGATCTCCGAGGCGGCGCGGCTGCTCAACCGGCAGCGGCGCGGTCCCGAGGCCCCGAGGGAGGCACCCACGTCCGCCACGCCCGCGACACCAGCACCTCCGGAAGCGCCGAAGCCTTCGGTCGGCGGAGCGGCCGACAGCGGGCTGTCAGCGATGGAGCGGGCGCTTGGCGTGCCGGGAGCGGCATCGGCACCCGAGGCGCTTCCGCTGGCTGACATGACGCTGGGCGACGGGTTCGAGATCGAGGGGCAGCGGCTGAAGACCCTGGCCGAGGTGCGCGCCTTCGCCCAGCGCAAATCGGTGGATTACTCGCAAAAGACGCGGGAACTGGCGGACGGACGGCGTCAACTGGAGGCGCAACAACAGGCGCTGGCGCAGGTGTTGCCTTATATTCAGCCGGAGTTGCAGCGCCTGGCCGAGACGGTCCAGAACGCGCCGCCACTGCCCGACCCGCATCTGCTGGAGACCAATCCACAGCAGTATCTGCGCGAACGGGCCGCCTGGGAAACGGCGGTCAATGAACAGAACAGGCTGGCGGGGCTGACGACGCTGCAACAGCAGGCGCAGCAGCGGGCGATGGAGCAGCAGGTGGCGGCGGCGAACGAGCAGTTGGCGAAGGAGCTGCCGTTCTGGGCCGATCCGACCGAGCGGGCGGCGGCGCAGAAGCAGATCGTCGACTGGGCGACCACCAAGGGCGGCTTCAGTCAGGGCGAGTTGCAGGGGCTGACCAGCCCGCATCATCTGAAGGCGATGATGAAGGCGGCCATGTTCGATCGTTGGGTGGAGAGCGCGAAGACGACGGCGCCCGCCCAGATCGCCCCCGCGCGTGGGGTCGCCCCGCCTCCCGCTCCATCGGAACGCGTCGCCGTCGCCGAGGAGGCGTTCGGCCGGAAGGCGGATTACCGCACGGCGGCGGCGTTGCTGGCGGCCCGGCGGGCGAGCACCAATGGGGCGGGACGATGAAATATCAGAAGACCGATCCGAAGCGGACGGTGCGCGAGTGGCTTCAGGAGCGATTGGAGCGCAATCAGGACGAAATGGAGCAATTGCAACGCAGGCGCGACTTTCTACTTGAGTTGCAACGCGATCTGATGCCGGTTTTCAAGCCTGACACGCTGACATTACAGACGGCGTTGCGAATTGCCGGCGTTGAGGGAATGACCGCGAGGGATCTGGCCGAGGTCACCGGAATCAATGTCGGCAGCGTCAGTGCCATGTTGTTGAAACTCAGGCAAAAGGGCCGGGTGACGCATGATGCCGGATTGAAAAAGCATTTCGCGGTGCCGGATGATGAAATCGACCCCGAAAACATGACGCGAGCTGAACTCGACGCCGCGATTGACGCTGAACTGTTGACAAAACCGACTTGCTGACATCCTACTGACATTCGACGCCGGACGGAGCGCGAAAGCCCCCACCGTTCTGGCGTGACGTGCCGCGCCTCTGTTGATCGATCCGCCCCTGGGAGCGCTTCGGCCCTCACCCAGTCCGGCCATCGGCCTTCATCGCGAAACCTCACAATTCGGTTTCACCGCGCGAGACGCCCCATGGTGCGCGTCCGCGCCCGCGATGGAGTGACACATGGCTGTTGGCGCGATGGGCGCGGCCCCGAGTAATACGTATATCGAGACGACAGCGGTCGGCGTTAAGGAAGACCTGCGGGATCTGATCTTTCAGATCGATGTCGATGCGACGCCGATGCTGTCAGCGATTTCCAGCGTCCCCTCGCAACAAATCCTCACGGAGTGGGTGGTTCAGGATCTGGGCGCCGTGGCCGATAACGCCCAGCCCGAGGGGTTCACGGCGGTTGCCCAACCGGTGACCAAGCCGGTTCGGTTCAACAACGTCTGTCAGATCGTCGTCCGTTCTGTAGGCGTATCCAATACCACGCGCGCGGCGGATTTCGTCGGCAGCGAGGACGAATACAATCGACAGGTGATTTTGAAGGGCATGGAGGCGAAGCGCGACGTCGAGTTCGCCATCACATCCCCACTGGTTCGCACCCTGACCGACCCCAGGCATATGTCGGGACTGCCTTGCTACACACTGAATGGTAGCCGTGGCGCCGGCGCCGGGGTCATGCCGGTCGGCGATGGTTCCAACGCCGGCACGCCGGGCACCGCCCGCGATCTGACATTGGCCATGGTCGACGCCGCCGTGCAGCAGTGCTGGCAGGCCGGCAGCGTGCCGACGCTTGGCATCATGAGCGGCAACGTGAAGGCGTATTTCGCCACGCTGTCGCAGGGCGGCACGGGCAACGCCGTGGTGGCCCAGAACATCCAGAACGTTACGTCTCGTGAAGAGGTAACGATCATGGGCGCGGTGGACGTCTACAGAACGAATTTCGGCGCCATCCAACTGGCCCCCGACCGCTTCTGCCCGCTGCATCAGATCCTGCTCGTGTCGCCGGACTATTGTGAACTAGGGCCGTTGACGGGTCGGGACTTCGTTGATCAAAATTATGCCATTACCGGGGACAACCAACAGGGGTCTGTTGTGTTTGAGGGTTGCATAAGGCCAACGGCACCGAAGGCCCACGCGACCATCTTCGACCTGAACCAATAGCCCGTAGTTCTAGATCCCGGTGAGGTTGAATTGAGGAATGGCTCCAGGTTTGCCGCGTTTGATGTATGCGATCAGCTTGAGCAATCGGGCTGGTTCGTCCTTGGCGTATCCGAGGATCAGATTGCAGTCTCGGCAAATCCAACCCCGAAAATGGCCGTGTCGATGGCAATGGTCATAATGCAGAGACTTTCCTTTGTCGGGCGGACCACCGCAGGCGTCGCAGAGTTCGGGACGTGGGCGACCGGCAAGGGTCTCAAGAGTGGCGGCCTTTTGGACGCGGCGGCGCTCCCGAGAGGCAGGTCTGGTGCTGTATTCACGTTCTGCCCGCGCGATTTGCTGCTTGTTCCGTTCCCGGTAGCGTCTTTGGACTTCCTTGCGCGCCTCAGGGTGGTCTTTCTGCCATTGTTTTTGATAGGCCACCCGCTCCGCTTTGATTTCAGGCGCCATCGCGGCGTAGGAATTTCGCGCCTGCTCTCTCATTTTTTCCTTATTATTGGCGTAATAAGCGCGTTCATAGGCGCGCTTGGCCTCCAGATTATCGTTGCGCCATTGGTTATTCGCCGCGTTCGCGATCTCGCGTGCTCTGGCGGTGTGTTCGTCTTCGGTATTGGATGCCATCAGCTTCGATCCTTGCTGGTACCAGGGGTCGGGGTCAGGGACAGCAGGGGTGGGTCAAAACACCGCTGCTGTCCTGCTTATAGCATGGGCATCGCCCATGGCTAACCTCCTTTACGAAAACTTTGATCCTTCGACCCGGCGCTACACCGAGATCGAAACCGACGCTGACGCGGGTCTGGTGATCACGCACACCCAGGACACGCGACAGATCGTGGAGTCGGCGAAGCGGATCGCGAGTGATTTCGATCCGCACCGGGCGCGCGGGCAAAGTTGGACCCATGTAGCGCGCGTGCCGCTGGTGATCTGGCAGCAATGGCAAAAACTCGGGGTCACCAAAGACCAGAAACTGCTGAACCAGGTGCTGGACAGCCGCGAATGCCGGCTGCTCCGTACCGATGACGGAAGGAAGCTCTGACATGGCGATGGGAACAACCGACCATAAGGTCGAGACCACACCGCAGCGCCCGACGCAGGGCATTGGTACCATGGGCAAGCCGGACACGACGGTGCTGCCGCCGGCCGAGCCGATGCTGCCGCCGGACATCGATCCGGTGCTACTCGTGAAGGTGTATCCCGAGGCTACCAGCGCCGCTGAGATGCGGACCCAGGCGATGGCGGCGGGTAAGGCCGCGCAGGAGCAGGGAGCCGCCCTGGAGGCCGCGCAGCAGGAGGGGGCGGCAGTGGAGGCGCCGCCTCCGGAGCCGTCCATGCGGGTGCCAGGAGCCGCCCATCAGCCGGAACACAAGCCGAACGACCGGAAGTGATCAGTGACGACGTATCAACAGCTGATCGACGACACCCAGGCCTGGCTGAATCGTAAGGACATTCTGCCGCTGATCCCAGGCTGGGTGCTGATGGTCGAGACCGAGATCGCGCAGACGCTGCGGGCGCGCTGCATGGTGACCTCGGGCATCCAGCCGATTGATAGCGCCTACATCTCGCTGCCGACCGACTTCGCCACGATGGAGAGCATCCGGGACGCGACCAGCGGGGAGAAGCTGGAGCTCAAGGATCAGTGGTCGGGACACTGGACAGGGGGCCAGGGCAGCGGGTGGGTGGCCGGCGGCCTCGCTGGCGCCCCATCGCCATGCGTCGCCTACCGTCTGGTGCATGACTGTATCGAGTTTTTGCCGCACCCCGTCATTCCCGATCCCCCTGATCCCAACTGGGTGCCGCAGAAGATTCTGATGGGGTGGTATGCCAAGCCACGTCCGTTGAAATTGCCAACGGACACCAACGCCGTGCTTGACCAGTTGTATGGCGTGTATTTGTGGGGTGTGTGCAAATATGGTGCATTGTTCGAGTTGGATGATGACCGCGCGCAGCAATGCGATGCCCAGTTTCAGCAGGCGGTGACCAGGGCCGACCTTCATAAACAACAATCTGATTACAGTGGCGCACCGTTCCGCGCTGAACTGGTCTCGTTCTGATGACCGATTACACCAGAACCCCAAATCTGGGTCTCTATAAACCCAATTATGCTATGGATGTCGGGCAGTGGGGCAATCACCTGAACCTGAACAGCGACACGATCGATGTGGCGTTGAGCGGGGCAGTCAATGTCAGGAATTATGGGGCTGTCGGTGATGGTGTCACGGACGACGCGCCCGCGTTCGCGTCCTGGTTGGCTGCTCTCGCCAACGGTGGCCATGGCGTGATACCACACGGGACTTATGTGATATCCAGTCCTCTGTCACAGGCGTTCACCAGCACGGTAACGATTGAAGGCGCGGGCAGTGGTGTCGCCATTCTGTATTTCAATGGTGTCGGTGACGGGCTGACGCTGTCATTGTCACCAATCGTGGGTGCGCATGTGCGGGGCCTGACCTTCATCCGTGACTCCGTTGGCGCTACTTTCGCGAACACCGGGTTGACGATCACCACGCCAGCCGATCAGGCGCACAGATATGGTGGGATCAGCATCGAGGATATCGTGTTCTTCGGCGACACGAAGTTCTGGCTCACGCAAATCCATGTGTTCAACTGTTCCGTTGTTTCGTTGGAGCATATCTTTGGACAAATGCCGAACGCCGATGGCGTGACTGCTCAGGGCGTGGGGATTAAAGTGGACGGTAAGAGCGCCGGTTCCTACACAGTGGAGGTCAAACTCGACGACGTGGAGTTCGTGGGCGGTAGCGTTGGACTACAGATCGGTGACTGGGTGCAAGGGGTCTATGTGGCTCAGTGCGTGTTCATTGGTAACGATTACGGCATCAGATGGTCTGGTGTGCAGGCGAATGCCGATCTGTGGCTGGCCGTCAGCAACACTCATTGTAATAGCGGCACCCGTGGCATATTTTCGGACCAGGGTCAGTCACCGCAAATCCTCAATACTTATCATCTGCATTTTGGCATCCCGTCACTGGATGGTTCGTATGCCGCGATAGAGACGCAAATCGTCGGTCCCGCGCTGATCTGTAACAACAGTTTCTACGGTTCCGGTTCTGCTTCGACATCAACCAACGAGGTCGCGATTGATATCGAAGGCGGCAACAACACGATCATTTACGGCAATTTCATTAGCAATATGAAGAACGCCGGGATTTATTTCAATGGCACGCTCAACACCATTGTCACCGCTAACGTAGCCGGGCTTCCCGCTGGTATTCCGCTGGTGCAATACGCCGGGGGCTCCGTAAGTTCGACCAACAAGAGTTACGGGAACATGCTCAACGGCGCGCTGACGTTCAGTGGTCCGTTCGTCAACGCGGCCAACGATGCCGCCGCCGCGAGCGCGGGCGTGCCGGTTGATGGGATGTATCGGAACGGTTCCGCGCTGATGGTGCGGGTAGCATGAGTGGCACCATCACGCACCGCGTCTCACCCCAGGCGGCGCGCTACACGCCAGCGGGCGGGCGTGAGAAGTGCTCGTTCTGCCGGTTTTACATCGCGCCGAAATGGTGCGGCCACGTCACCGGCCCGGTCTCGCCGATGGGGTGGTGCAAGTATTTCAGCCAGGAGATGCGGCAACAGTTCGGTGGGGGTATCGCCGCCGGTGGCGCCGCCACCTTCGACCAGTCCTTCCTGGGTGGCACGCTCGGAGCTGGCGCGGTATTCACGCGGGCCTCGCCCGGCTGGTATTACAATTCCAGCGGCACACTGGTATCGGCCACGACCAACACGCCGCGCTTCGATTACGATCCGGCGACGTTGCAACTCAAGGGTTTGTTGTTGGAGGATGCGAGCACAAACATTCTTTTTCCCAGTGGGAACATCGCTGGTTCGCCATGGTCAACCTTTAACAATGTCGTCATCGCGCCTGTCACTACGGCGAACCAAACGACGGCACCCGATGGAACATCGACTGCCACGCGTATTGTTTATCCCGCCGTGACTGGGGCTAATGCCGCGAGTGTAATGCAACAAATATTCACGTTAACGGCATCAGTTTATGCATTCAGCGTGTATCTGAAAGGCAATGTCGGAGGAGAGCAGTTATATCTGGGTCTCAACGTGAATAGCTTCATAAGCAGTCCACGTCTGATACTGACAACGCAATGGCAACGGTTTGTTATCATCGCCACATCGCTGGCCGGGGCTCAGGGAATTACAATAGGCACCGACCTTCGCGATCCCGCGCAAACCAGCACGCCAGCACAGACCATCTTCGCCTGGGGCGGACAGGTCGAACTCAACTTCATGTCCAGTTATATCCCAACCACAACGGTGGCAGTGACACGTGCCGCTGATGTGTTGAGTTATCCGATCGCGAGTGTGTCAGGGTTTAGTCAGACGCAGGGCAGTCTGTCGCATGAGTATATCCTGGAAGGTTCAACACCAACCTACAACGCGCCAGCTCAACTTGTCGGTGCGTCTAATTCTACAGACTTCATATTCCTAGGCGGCTTCACGACACCTTTACAAACACCGGCACGTCAACAGCTTGCCGGGATGGGTATAGCAGTCGGAGGCACCACGGTCGCGAACAGTGACGGCGCGGGCATTCTTGTTCCTATTAACACGACACAACGCGGTGCGGTTTCCTGGAGACTGAATGCGCAAATAATCTCTGCGTTTGGTGGCGTGGGGCTGGCACAACTCTCCGGACCTCCCGCCACGTTACCAGCCATTGTCGCGCTAACGATCAATGGAATGATGCTGTATCAGTCACCACTTTGCGGACAGTGGGCACGCCGCACGCGCTACTGGCCGAGGCAGTTGTCGCAGAGTGAACTCATTGCCGCGACAACGCTCGACGGTCCTACGTTGACACTCGACTTCATGCAACCCGGTTCGCTCGATCCGCGCATCGTGTTCACGCGTGCGTCATCCGCTACGTATACCGATGCGAGTGGTGTCGTGCGGACAGTGGCGACTAATGCGCCGCGTTGGGATTACGCGGGCGGCGTGCTGCGTGGTTTGCTGATCGAGGAACAGCGGGCGAACGGTGTATGGCCAAGCACGAATTGGAACAATGTCCCGCTGTCCCCGACACAAGACGGCTGGATACCGAACATCGGCACGAGTCCTTCTGGTGCGAATGATGCGATGGGGCTGATCCCGTGTGTTGTGAATACCGTGCATCAGTTCTTTGTTGGTTTCTTTGGTGCGGTGAACACGACATACACGTATTCTGTTTATGTCAAGGCGGCGGGATATAAGTTTGTTGGAGTAAGCCTCGCGAACAACGCGTTCGACGTTGATCAAACAGTGCAATTCGATCTGTCGAATGGAACGATCAGAACGCAAACCTCGAATGGATCAGGCAAAATCCAACCCATGGGGAACGGTTGGTATCGGTGTTCCGTAACCAACACGTCGAACGCGACGGGTGGCAACTACATATCGAACGTAATTCTTTACGACGACACAGCAAATTTCGTGTTCGCTGGTGATGGCGTCAAGGGTGCTTGGGTGTTTGGACAACAAGTCGAAGTCGGTGCGTTCCCGACCAGCTACATTCCAACGACATCGGTGGCTGTGACGAGGGCGGCGGATGTAGTGTCGATGCCGACGAACGTGAGTTGGTTTAATGCTAACTTCGGGACGTTGCATGGTGAGTTTATTTACACGGGACAACTGACAAGCAGCTTCGGTCATGTCCTGGATTTGGTTGGTGCTGATTCTAACATCGATTCCATTGGTCTTTATGTCCAGCAGACTGTTAATACAATGAATGGACAAATCAGAAACGGGGGCACCAACGGATACGTGAATGGTGGTTTTATCATAACACCAGGGACAGTCGTGAAAAGTGCGATAGCATATCAACCTACTGTTGCCAGTTCCGCAAGCAATGGCGCTGTTGTATCGGCAACCGCGCTTACAACACCTTTGCCGGTGGTAACATCGCTCTGGTTCATGCAGACGCCTGTTGGTTATCAACCACAGCCAACAGGCTACTTCCGCCGCGTGACCTACTGGAACCGCGCACTGTCCGACACTGAAATGCAGCAGGTGACGACATGACAGTCGATTACAGGCTCACGTTTCCCGTCACCGCGCTCGCGGTTGGCGTTGAAGGCTTCGCGGCGTTACGCGCGGAACTCCAGAGCGACGGCGGCAACGCACAAAACGCGCTCGGCGATCGTCGCGACGCTAACGGTGATATTTTTGTTCCTGCCGACCCCGGCACACCGCCGCCTGACACCTGGTATGGCCGTCCCGGTAGTGCCGCGACCAGCTACACTGATCCGAATGGCACCCTCGTTCAGGTGCCCGCCAGGGGCGATCCGACGCTGTATTACGTCCACATCCGCTCTGCACAAGAAGCGCGTGCGTTCCGGCCCGATCGATACGAGATGACCGACGCGGATCTTCATGACAGCGCCGCCGTGCTGGGTATTTGGCTGGGAGACGAAGCGCCGTGAGCGATTACACCAGAACCCCCAATTTCCTGCCGCTTACGGGCGGGTCGGTCGCGACCACGTTTTTGTATGTCTCGTCATGCGCCGGAACCCCGACCGGTAATCCGGCGGTGGCGGCGGCCTGATGCCCGGCACCCTCACCCTTCCGCTCGACTGCTTCGTCGGCCTCGCGGTGGGCGGGACCGAGGTCGCCGTGGCGGGCTACACGCGGCAACCGGCGACATTGGCGTATTGCGCTGACGGCATCACGATCGCCAACACGACCTCGCTCCAGTGGCCGCACGCCACCGCGTTCTGGGGCGCCATCAACACCGTGACGCTGTGGGATACGGCGGGCACCCTGTTCGGCACGCTGCCCACGGTCACGCCGGTTCTGATCGCCATGTACGACATCGCGCGCATTTCCGCTGGCGGGATCGCCATTGTTCATCAAGAGGTCGTCAGGCCCTTTGGTAGCCGGCAGTTCGGCGCCTCGGCTTATGGAGCCGTGTCGAGCTTTTTGCCGGCGGCGGTGATGCCGTCCGGCTTCCTTTTTGTCGGCTCCTCGTCGCGCGGCTTCGGCATGGGCGGCTTCGGCGTCGGCGGCTACGCAGGCGATACTGATCTGCATCTCGTGCCGCTGGAGCGCGCCTTTGATCAGTCCCAGGTTCATGTCTGCGCGCCTGGGGTATGGGCGCCCGGACCTTTTGCATTGGCCGCGTAAATGTTGGGATCTGCATCGTATGACCCCCACCGACAAACTCTCCGTCACCCTGGAAGCCGGTGCATGGGACGTCACCATGCGGGTGCTGGCGAAAGGCCCCTACGAGGTGGTGGCACCCCTCATAGCCGAGATCCAACGGCAATGCGCGCAACAGGCCGCCGGGGATGAACCACAACCGTTCGTCCCGCGCGTGGCCATGAAGGAGGCATGAAATGGCCAGCACAGCCGGCTCAATGACGCCCACCCCTGGTGGTAACCCTCAATGGCGCGCAAGTAACGGTGCCATTGTCTGGGGCTTCCAGGCGCCCGTCGCGCCGCAGACCAACCGGCCGCATACCGGCACCTCGACCGGCACCTATCGCGATTGGGTCATGCGCATGGGCTACAATCGCACGTCGGGGATTGGTGGCTGGCATGTGAAGGTGCCCTACGACGCGGCAGGGACATGGTTCGTGGCCGTGACGGATGACAGTTCGGACAGCCCGGCCGGCATCACCAACACGGCACTCAATCCTCCGGCCGGTGTGAAATGACTGACTACACCAACACGCCGAACCTTGGTCTCTATAAACCGACCAACATGGGTGACACGGATTCCTGGGGACTCCACCTGAACGCCAATGCTGATTTGCTGGACGCCGCCGTTGGCACTGGTGGACCTTATCTGCCTTTGTCCGGAGGCACACTCACAGGCTCACTGACGTTGGTCGCGGACCCGGCGGCGGCGTTGCAGGCGGCGACACGGCAATACGTCGACAACAAGGTAGCCGGCAGCGTGGCGGGCGTATCGTCGTTTAACACGAGAACCGGCGCGGTCGCGTTGTCGTCCGGGGATGTGACCACGGCGCTGGCGTTCACTCCGGTGTCGGCGGCGTCTCCCACGTTCACGGGAACCGTGACAGCCCCCGTCGTCAACGCGACGACGGTGCGCGAAACAGTCACGAGCCTGATCGGCAACGTCATCGATCTGAGCCAGGGGACATATTTCACCAAAACCATCACAGGCGCGACAGCTCTGACCGTCGCCAATCTGCCGCCGCCAGGGTCGGTCCCGTCGTTCATACTTGAGCTCACCAACGGTGGCTCGGCCCCAATCACCTGGTGGTATGGCGTGACGTGGGCTGGTGGGGTTCCGCCCGTGCTCAGTGTGTCCGGTGTCGACATTCTTGGGTTTTATACACTGACCCTCGGAACACCGTGGCGGGGCCTGCTGCTGTCGAAAGGCATGGCGTGACCGCGCATGTTTTGATCATGAGCGCGGCGGGAGGAGCCGCCACCAGCGGACACCGCTATTGGCGGATTAACATTACGCAGGCACAGGTGCCGACGGCTGCCATCATGCTTTGCGAAATGGCGTTTCGCGCCGCCATCGGCGGTCCAAACCTTTGTTCCGGCGGTACGGCGATCGCATCCGCCACCACCTACAACGCCCCGGCTTCGGCGGCCGATGGCAATTTTGCCACCTACTGGGGCCACAGCGCTCCGGTCTGGTGGGGTTACGACTTTGGTGCCCCCCCGTTCCCAAACATCGTTGAGATGGCCATTTCGGTTCGTTACGGGCCTAACTCGCCTGTCGAGTTCTCGCTCGACGGATCGGATGACGCGATCACGTGGACCACGGTCAAATCGTTTACTACCCCGTCAAATTGGAGCACGGCTGAGACGCGGGTGTTTTCATGAGGCTAACAACATGAGCGGTAGCGACAGCATCACCCCCGGCTACGGCCTGACCCTGCCGGCCATCGGTGGCTCGCAGGACAGTTGGGGAAACAAAACCAACGCGAACTGGCAAAAGGTCGATGGTTTGCTGGGGGCATTGCTGCCCAAAACCGGCGGCGTCATCAGCGGAAGCCTCGATGTCGCCGGGCACCTCGGCGCGGGCGGCGATATCGGCTGTCAGGGGACCGTTGTGACCAACCATATCCTCTGCAACAACGAAGTCCAGACGAGTGGCTTCATGGGTTGTGGCGGCAACTTCGGCTGCGGGGGGCAGGCGTCTATCCAGACCAACCTGACGTTGAACACCGGGAACGGGTTCAAGCCGGGCGGTGGTTCCTGGGCGGCGACATCCGATGAGCGAGCCAAACGCGACATTCAACCCTACGCCGCCGGGCTCGCTGAGATCACCGCGTTGGCGCCGATCAGTTTCAGCTACAACGGCGATGGCGGCACCGTCGCGGATGGCGTGACCTACCACGGCCTGTCAGCGCAACGCACCCAGGCCATCATGCCAGAACTGGTGTTTCGACAGGACAACGGTTATCTCGCGACGCAACTCGGCCCCCTGACGCTGGCCCTGGTGAACGCGTGCCGGGAACTCGCTGGCCGCGTCAGGGCACTGGAGGCGGCGTGCCCCGGATAACCGTCTCGCCCCCGGCCGGCATCGTCCGTCAGTCAACCTCCGAGGCGACGCCTGGAAAATGGTGGGACAGCAACAACATCCGCTGGCGCGGCGGCGCCATCGTGCCGATCGGCGGTAACGCGAAACTGAGCGGCAGCGACGTCTCCGATCCGCCGCGCGATGTCGTCACCTGGCATGATAACACCTACCAACGCTGGGCCGCGTTCGGCACCGATACCCACCTCTACGCCTATCTGTTCGACACCGGAACTCTTCACGACATCACGCCGACCGGGGCGCCGCCCACTCTGCCGTCTGGCTTTCCCTCCGGCTACGGCCTCGGTGACTACGGCTTCGGCGTCTATGGCATATCGAGTGGAAGCGGCGGCCCGATAGGACCGCCCGGCATTCTCGGCAATGCCACTGACTGGTGGTCGATGGACACGTTCGGCGAGTTGCTGGTCGTGGTGCCCACCCAGGATGGCCATCTCTATGTCTGGGACCCGAAAACCCCGACCGTCCACGCCACGCAGGTGCTCAACGCGCCCACCAACAATCGCGGCGTGATCGTGACCGACCAACGTCAGGTGGTGCTGTATGGCGCGGGCGGCGATCCACGCAAAATCGCGTGGTCCGATCAAGAGAACATGACGGTCTGGACGGCGAATGTCACCAATCTGGCGGGTGAGAAACAACTGGTGACCTCGGCCGCCGCGCTGACAGCGGTGAAGGTGAGCGCCGGGATTTTGTTGTTCACCACGAACGATGTGCATTTGATGCAGTATGTCGGCGCGCCATACGCCTATGGCATCACTCAGATCGGCACCGGCTGCGGACCGATCTCGCCGCGCGCGGTGGCCGGCGCCGGTTCGTTCGTCGCCTGGATGTCCAATCAGAACTTCTGGTCCTACAATGGCAACGTCCAACCGCTGCAGTGCGACGTGAAGAACTGGTTCTTCTCGGTGCTGAAAGCCGGCGGCGCGGGCCGGTTGTTCGGCTCCGCCAATCCAAGGTTCGCCGAGATGTGGTGGGACTGGCCCGACGAAAACTCGACCGACGGTGAAAACAACCGCTACATCGCGATGAATTACACAACCCAGCCCGGCTACTGGCTGCTCGGCAAGCGCGCGCGCACGGCGGGCGATCGGATCGGCACGCTCGACTTTCCCGTGCTGGGCGGCGCCTCCACCTCGGGGGGCGCGCTCTATCAGCACGAATCCGGGTACACCAATGATGGCGCCCCGCGCGCCTCCGCTGGCGAGGTCTTTCTGGAAACTGGCGCGCTCAATGGTGGTGAGGGGAATAATCGGTTTCATGTGAAACAGGTGGTTTTCGACGCCACCGCCAATCCGACGTT